GTATTATATGTTGCAAGCGTATTTGGTACCTTATATCTATTTAATAACTATTTACTTTTAGCAGATGCAAGTTGGATTATAATAACAATTACACTAGTAGGTTTACATAGTATCTTTAATCGTTTTGTTTTAGAGTTTCAATTAAAACAACAAATTAAAAAACAATTTGAACATTACTTAGAACCTAAAATGGTAAAGAGATTACAAGACAATCCTGAATTATTAAAACTAGGTGGCGAAACAAAAGAGTTAACATTTTTATTTTGTGATATAAGAGGCTTTACTCCTATATCAGAAAAGTATCAATCTAATCCACAAGGTTTAACATTAGTCATTAATAAATTTTTAACACCAATGACCGAGATAATTATGAAAAACGAAGGAACAATTGACAAGTATATGGGAGATTGTATTATGGCATTTTGGAACGCACCATTAGATTGTACAAATCATAGAGAGATGGCAGTTAAAACGGCGTTAGAAATGATTGATAAACTTAAAGAATTAAACGACTCTGGTGAGTTCGGCGATAAACTAAATATTGGTATAGGTATTAACTCGGGAAAGGCCGTTGTTGGCAATATGGGTAGTAATCAAAGGTTTGACTATTCAGTACTAGGAGATGCCGTTAATCTAGCAAGTAGATTAGAAGGCGTGAGTAAAAACTATGATGCTACATTAGTAGTTGGCGAAGATACTTATAAAGACATTTCAAATCAATTCAACTTTTCTAAATTAGATGATGTACAAGTAAAAGGCAAATCAAATATGGTATCAATCTACACAGTAAAGGATAACAATGTTAACCCTACTACAAGTAAGAAAGTTACGAAAGATAGCAAAAAGACAAATTAGAAATGAAAAGAAACTTAAATTATACTTATTAAATTTAAACTGGATACAGATAAGAAAACAAAAAGAGAGAAGAAAAAGACGAACATTAACCAAACTATGGAAAATGGAAAGACTACGACTTATGCACAATCAACAACTATTTACTAAAGTAGCGTAGTAAACAATCTAACATAACAAAAGAGGCAATATGGAAATTTTACTTTCCGTAATCGTTATTATTTGTGTCGTTTACGTTATAATAAAAAGTTAACAAAGGAGAAAAGAGTACAAATGTATTCCAATTATGTCAAAAGTTTACAAAATAATAGCAACTATATTTTTTATTTTGAGTATTTTGATAGGCGCCCAATGGGCACACATAGACGAGTTAATTAACATAAATATAAGTAACAGCAAAAAATACATACCTACGCCTAGCGTACAAAAGTAATTTTTAAATTGCTGACTAAAAAACATCTCTAACGAGATAGAAGAAATATGGATAACGACAACTTAGATTTAAGAGTAGAAATTGAAGGTATTAAAAAAGACCTTGAAAACGCTAGTAGCATTAATACCCGTTTAGATACGGCTATTGAGAAGCTAACAGACGTTTCTACTTGTATTAAATCAATGCTGGCCGTACACGAAGTTAAAATAGACCGTCAAGAAAAAACAGATGAGATTATATTTGAAAAGATCAAAGATAGAGCTGAAGAAATAGACAGTGTATACCGAGAGTTGCAAAGAGAAATTAACCAAGTTGAAAGACGTTTACTCATAGAGATAAAAGCATTACGTAATGACATAGGCAGTAGAGTAGGTATGTTAGAAAAATTGAAATGGATATTATTTGGTGCTGCCATAGTTTTAGTAATTATAATCACAAAAGACTTTAAAGCCCTATTAAGTTTATTTTAAACAGGTTGACAAATTGAACAAAATATAGTATATTAATACTGTGTTATGTCATCTTATATTGATCTAAAATTTATTAATATTCTATCGTCTAGGCTAAGTAAATTCAAAAGAAAAAACGACCATTTATTTAACTTTAGATGTCCTCACTGTGGTGATTCACAGAAGAATAAAACAAAAGCAAGAGCCTATCTTTATAGAGTTAAGAACGATATGTTCTTTAAATGCCACAACTGTGGTATGGGCCAAAATCTGGCCAACTTCATTAAGTTTTTAGATGCTAAATTACATAGTGAATATACATTAGAAAGATATAAAGGTTCAGCACCAGCAACACCAGAACCAAAGTTTGATTTTAAACCACCAGTCTTTAAAGAGGTAAATATAATAGAAGATTTACCTACAATTGCAGATTTACCTGCTGCTCATCCTGCCAGAAAGTATGTTGTTAAAAGAAAAATACCAGAAAAGTATTTTGATGTATTACATTTAAGTATGGAGTTTATGTCTTTAGTAAACAAAATTAAACCAGATACATTTAATAATTTTACAGGTGAACATCCAAGATTAATAATACCTTTCTATGATACAACTGGTAATTTATTTGCATTTCAAGGTAGAGCATTCGGTAATGAACAACCAAAATATTTAACTATTAAATTAGACGAGTCTAAACAAAAAATTTATGGTTTAGAAAGAGTTAATTTTCAAAAACATATTTACATCACAGAAGGACCTATTGATAGTTTGTTTATAGATAATTGTTTGGCAGCCGCAGGTGCAGACTTGACATTGAAAACAAATCCTGATAATGTAACTTACATCTTTGATAATGAACCTCGTAATAAAGAAATAGTAAAACGTATGTACAAAATAATAGACAACAATTATAATATTTTTATCTGGCCAGATGATACAAAATGCAAAGATATTAACGATTTAATTATATCTGGTAAGACAATTCCAGAGGTTCAAACTATTATAAGTAACAATACACACAATAAGTTATCCGCATTAAGTAAACTAAACACCTGGAAGAAATGTAGTATATGACAACTGAAAAGATTTTAGTACAGAAAAGAAACTCCAGAGAAAAAGAACCTCTTAATATTGAAAAGATACACCAAATGGTGGAGTTTGCTTGTGAAGATATAACAGGCGTATCAGCTTCACAAGTTGAAATGAAAAGTGGTTTACAATTTTTTGATGGCATATCTACAGATCAGATACAACAAATTCTTATTAAGTCAGCTTCAGATTTAATTTCATTAGAAACACCTAACTATCAATACGTTGCCGCAAGATTATTATTATTCAGTTTAAGAAAAAGTATTTTTAGAAAACTTTGGGACCATCCACATTTATATGAACACACAAAAAAAGGTGTTGAGATAAAAGTTTATGATGCAGATATTTTAAAACTATACGACAAGTCAGAATTTGATCGTATGAATATGTGGATAGACCACACAAGAGATTACAATTTTACATACGCTGGGTTAAGACAAGTAATAGACAAATACCTGGTACAAGATAGAAGTTCAGGAGAAGTTTATGAAACTCCTCAGTTTATGTATATGCTTATATCAGCAACGATATTTGCAAAATACCCAAAAGAAAAAAGGATGACTTATGTCAAAAAATATTATGATGCTATTTCAAGGTTTAAAATTAATATTCCGACTCCTGTTATGGCTGGTGTTAGGACTCCTGTTAAGCAGTATGCTAGTTGTGTTCTTGTTGATATTGATGATACTCTACCAAGTATATTTACTGGTGATATGGCTATCGGCCGTTATATTGCACAAAGGGCAGGCATTGGAATTAACGCAGGCCGCATACGAGGAATTAATTCACGTATACGAGGTGGCGAAGTTCAGCACACTGGTGTAATACCATTTCTTAAAAAGTTTGAGGCAACAGTTAAATGTTGTACACAAAACGGTGTAAGAGGTGGTAGTGCAACAGTTCACTTTCCTATATGGCACCAAGAAATATCCGATATATTAGTTTTAAAAAACAATAAAGGTTCAGAAGATAATAGAGTAAGAAAATTAGATTACTCAATTCAACTATCAAAATTATTTTATCAAAGATTTATTAATGATGAACAAATAACTTTATTTTCACCACACGAAGTACCAGATTTATATGAAGCTTGGGGTACTCCTAAATTTGATAAACTGTATGAAGAATATGAAAAGAAAACATCTATTAAAAAGAAAAAAATATCAGCACAAGAATTAATACAAAGTGTTTTAAAAGAACGTGCAGAAACAGGCCGTATCTATATTATGAATATAGATCATTGTAATACACACTCATCATTTAAAGATATAATTACAATGTCAAACCTTTGCCAAGAGATTACATTACCTACTAAACCATTACAACATATAGATGGTGATGGAGAGATTGCATTATGTATATTATCAGCAATCAATTTAGGTATATTAAAAGATTTTGATGAATTAGAATCATTATGTGATCTATCAGTAAGATCGTTAGATGAAATTATAGATCACCAAGAATATCCAGTTAAAGCAGCAGAAATATCAACTAAGGCCAGAAGAAGTTTAGGCATAGGTTATATTGGTCTAGCACATTATCTTGCAAGAGAAAAAGTAATGTACCACGAGAAGGCAGCTTGGAAATTAGTAGATGAATTAACAGAAGCATTCCAATACTATCTATTGAAAGCCAGCAATCAATTAGCAAAAGAAAAAGGTAAGTGTGAGTACTTTAATCGTACAAAATATTCTGATGGTATCTTACCAATTGATACCTATAAAAAAGAGGTAGACGAAATAGTTACTAGAAAACTATCATTTAATTGGGAGAAATTGAGGAAGGATATTGTTGAGACCGGCCTCCGACATAGCACACTCTCGGCTCAAATGCCATCAGAATCTTCAAGTGTTGTATCTAATGAAACAAATGGTATAGAACCACCACGAGATTATCTATCAATTAAGAAGTCTAAGAAAGGGCCATTAAAACAAATAGTGCCTAATTATAATCAATTAAAGAATTTTTATACTTTACTTTGGGATATGAAATCAAATGAAGGATATATAAATGTAGTTGCAGTGATGCAAAAGTATTTTGACCAAGCAATAAGTGGTAACTGGTCATATAATCCAGAAAATTATGAGAGTGGCCAGACGCCATTATCAGAAATGATTAACGACCTATTAACAACCTATAAGTATGGTTGGAAAACGTCCTATTACCAAAATACATATGATGGTAAAAGAGATGAGGATGAACCGGCACATCCAGTAGGTTTTAAAGACAACGTGCCAGAAACAATAACAAAGGAAGATGACGATTGCGAATCGTGTAAAATATAACTATGAGTAGGTCAGTTTTTAATAAAGCAAAAGGTTTAGACTTTACCAAAGCACAAATGTTTTTTGGTGATGATTTGGCCGTACAAAGGTATGATACGTTTAAGTATCCTATTTTTGATAAGTTAACACAACAACAATTAGGTTTCTTTTGGAGACCAGAAGAAGTATCGTTACAAAAAGACCGTAATGATTACCAAGAATTAAGACCAGAACAAAAAAATATATTTACATCTAATTTGAAATACCAAACAATGTTAGACAGTGTGCAAGGCCGTGGACCTTGTTTGGCATTTTTACCCTTTTGTTCTTTACCTGAATTAGAAGGCTGTATTGTAACGTGGGACTTTATGGAAACAATACACAGCAGATCATATACATACATCATTAAAAATTTGTATGCAAATCCTGGTGAAATCTTTGACACAATTATAGAAGATAAGAAGATAGAAGAACGAGCTGAGTCTGTAACAAAATCTTATGATGACCTTATTGAAATGGGTTACAAGTATCAATTAACACCAGATAAAGTTGATATGTATGAATTGAAAACTAGATTATGGAAAGCATTAATCACAGTAAACATATTAGAAGGTTTAAGATTCTATGTATCGTTTGCTTGTAGTTTTGCTTTTGGTGAATTAAAACTATTAGAAGGTTCAGCAAAGATTATATCTTTTATTGCAAGAGATGAGAGTCAACATCTAGCTGTATCACAAAGAATAATTAATAACTATAAAGACGTAGAGAACGATAAGATGATGTTAAAGATTATTAAAGATACAGAAAAAGAAGTTTACAAAATGTATGATGATGCTGTAGCTTCAGAAAAACAATGGGCAACTTATTTGTTTTCACAAGGTTCAATGATAGGACTATCAGAAAAACTACTACACCAATTTGTAGAGTATATGGCCAATAGACGTATGAAGGCCATTGGTTTAAATCCTGTTTATGATACTAAGATAAATCCATTACCTTGGGTAGACCATTGGTTGAATAGTAAAGGTCAACAAAATGCTCCACAAGAAACAGAAATAGAAAGTTATGTTATTGGTGGTATTCAACAAGACGTTAAAAAAGACCAATTTAAAAAGTTTAAACTATAATGATTACTAAACAAACAAAAACTTGTCCTTCCTGTCAAACTAAATATGTAATAGCGTGGAACAATGAGGTACACGAAATGAATCCAATTACGTGTCCATTTTGTAGTCACGAGATAGATGAGGAAGCAAGTGAAACAGACAACGATAGTTGGGATTGATTTTAGTTTAAACTCACCGGCCATTTGTGTGAGTGATGTTAGTCTTAAATTTGAAGATTGTAAATTCTTTTACTTAACAAGTAAGAAGAAACATATTGGTAATATGATGAAGAATATATTAGGTACTGAACACATTGAATATAAAAATCCTATAGAAAGATTTGCTAATCTATCTACTTGGGCATTATCAATCATAAACAAACTAACAAACCCTAAAATTTTCATTGAAGGTTATTCTTATGGTAGTAAAGGTCAAGCCGTATTTCAAATCGCAGAAAACGGTGGCATATTAAAGTATAGATTAAGTCAATACGATTATAGAATATTAGTACCAAGTGTAATTAAAAAGTTTGCTACAGGTAAAGGTAACGCAGATAAAAAGATGATGTATGAACAGTTTACAAAAGATACCAATACAAATCTAATGAAAGCCTTTGATATACCTACACTTAACAATCCAATTACAGATATAGTAGATGCTTATTATATAGCCAAAAAAGGTTATTTTGAGAGTAGAATGTGTGGTACGTAAATGAGAATAGCAGTAGTCACAACATTAAATAAATCTTTATATGATTATTATGCATTTAGATTTTTACAAAGTTACAACTGGCC